GTCGTCGAACGCACGGCTAGACCACGTCACATTGAGCATGAGCCTGCCTATATAAAGGCTGAAGGTGAGCGTCTGTTCAGTGAAGTCCTGAGAGCCTTCTTTGATGCTGACAAAGAGTGTGATTATTCCAGAGCACCAATGGCCAGTGATTGGATTAACGGCAGGAGTGCCGACTTCACGCGCAAGTTTATGCTTAGCGATCCTTTTGGATTGACTAGCGCGTCAGTGAGGTGCTATGGTTTTCTCAAGACACAAGTCAAGGTCAAAGTCAAACGAAGTTTTGCCCTTGAGGAGAATTATGGTCAAACAGTCCTGGCTAGTCCTCCTGATTACAATGCAATGCTCGGTCCTTGGAGCAAGACTTTCTTGCGTAACGTTCGTCTTGGCTGCAGGACTGGCGTCTTCTTGGATTCCGGCTATTCTGACGCTGATCTCGCTAGAGGCCTTCGCGAATGCGGCGCTTTCGCACGGTTTATGAATGAGAACTATCAGGCGGATGTGAAACGACAAGACACTAGCCATACGCCAGTTACTCTTCGCGTCTTTCGCCTGGCGTTGGAACACTTTGGTGTGCCACCGGAACTTGCCGATTTGTATGAGCGTCAGTCGACCTTTTATAGGTATCGTTCTTTGCATTCGGGGCTGTATGATGGTCAGGCTGAAAACAATTTAGGCTCCGGTGATCCTTTCACGCTCATTCGCAACATCTTTGAAGTGCTGACTGTTATGGTCGAGCGTTTCGGTGCTGTCGGCTTGAGCACCTCCACTCTGGTTGTGAAAGGTGATGACTACATCAGTGATACGATTTTGCCGATGCTGCCTGTCACAGTACCTGAGATACGAGCTACACAGTTAACTGAAGACTTCAACAGGCCACCGTATCATGCTGGGAGGTTTTTCTTAGAAGCTTCAATCGTACCTGATCCTGTTCGCATGATATGCAAGGCAATGACCAAACCTGCCAAGGATATGGATAGGGTAAATCAACTTGCCGAGGCTTTTTACGATCGGTATATCGCTCTTTCAGAATCTGACTTCAATTATTTGAAGCATGCTGTTCGCGAGGCATATTCAGATTTTGACCCCAGTTTGCTAGATTGTGTACTTGAACTGTATCTCGCGATGCGAGAACGTTCTTTGTTTTACGATCTAGTGCAAGCTGACAATCGTGGGAAACGACTTGTTGTCCAACAGCGAGACACAGATTGTGCTGCGTATGCGCTTTCGTTCTTTACTGGTGATGACAAAGTCATTGAGGCTGCTCGGAATGAGTC